GGATAAAGTATATAAATAATAGTAGTAATATAAATATCATATAGATGGGGGAAGACGATGACTTCCGAAGGGAGTACTTATAAAAAACAGCTTCCCCATCATCTTAATCTAGTCATCGGAGAGATTAAAAACAATGGCAGCAACAACATTTTCAATAGATTCCTTCACCGCTAACTTTCCCGGCGGTGGTGCACTTTCAAGTTTATACCAAGTTTCAGCGTCAATCAGTACTGATCATAATTCTATAAATAGTGGATTAACAAACTTTAATTTTGTGTGCAAGGGAGCAAATCTTCCAACATCAGCACTTGAATCAACTGAAGTTATTTTTATGGGAAGACCTATTAAAATTCCCCTGAATCGTGCTCAAGCAGATTGGACAACAAGCATATACAATGATGAAGGCATGGAAGTAAGATTCGCTGTAGAAAAATGGATGGATATGATTAATACACATGTCACCAATATTCGAACAAAGGGTAAGTCTTTAATTAATTCATATACTGGTACTCTTTCAGTTACTCAATTCAAAAAAGATGGAGAAAAAGCGCCTGGAACGACCTATACTTTTAAAAAGGCTTGGCCTACTACTATAGCAGAAGTCGCATTGGCATGGGATGCTAATGAGATAGAAACTTATGATGTTACATGGGCATATGCTCATTGGACATCACAAAACATTAAAGAGTAGTTAATTTTTTATATGGGAGTGGTTTATCTGCTCCCATTTCACCTATTAGGAAGAATGTATGGCAATTGAATTATTTGGATTTTCTATAGGAAGAGTTGACAAGGACGAAAAGAACAAAAAATCTTTCGCACTTCCAGAATCAGAAGATGGAGAACTTGAAGTTGGCCCGGCCGGAGGAGCATATGGAACATATGTAGATCTGGAAGGTTCCGCTAAAAGCGAAACAGAATTAATTAAAAAATATCGGGAAATGGCAACATATCCCGAATGTGATCAGGCTATTGACGATGTTATTAATGAAGCCGTTGTTACGAATAGGCAAGAATCTCCTGTCAGCATCAATCTAGAAAAATCCAATCTATCAGATATCATTAAAGATAGTATAAAGGATGAGTTTGCAGAACTTATCCGTTTGCTTGATTTCCGAAAAGTTGGGTATGAGTTGTTCAGAAAATGGTATGTTGATGGTAGATTGTATTTTCATATTATCATTGATACTAAAAATCCCAAAAGAGGTGTTCTAGAATTACGTTCAATAGATCCCCTAAAAATAAAGAAAGTTCGACAACCAAAACTTACTATTGGTCTTCAAGGACAAGAAATTGATACAAACTCATTTGAAGAATATTATTTATTTAATGAAAAAGGTATTTCAGATTCCGCCGGTAGTGCCACAGTTCAAATTGCCTCAGATTCTATCTCTTATGCCCATTCAGGTATATTAGATGCCAATAGAAAAATAGTTTTAGGTCATCTACACAAAGCAATTAAATCCCTCAATCAACTTAGAATGATAGAAGACGCGGTGGTCATTTACCGTATCTCACGTGCTCCTGAACGAAGAATTTTCTACATTGATGTTGGTAACTTACCCAAGATCAAAGCAGAACAATATCTTCGCGACATCATGAACAAATACAAGAACAAACTGGTATATGATTCCGCTACTGGTGAAGTTAAAGATGAACGTAAGCATATGAGTATGTTAGAGGATTATTGGCTTCCACGTAGAGAAGGTGGGAGAGGTACAGAAATTACAACGTTGCCAGGTGGAGAAAATTTAGGAGAATTGGCGGATGTTGAATATTTTAGAACAAAGTTATACAAAGCACTTAATGTTCCTCCTTCCCGTTTAGAGCAAGATTCTGGTTTTATTCTTGGAAGGGCAGAAGAGATTTCGCGAGATGAGGTTAAATTTACACGATTCATTGAAAGATTGCGTGCTAGATTTCAAATATTGTTTAATGATCTTCTAGAGAAACAATTGTTACTTAAAGGTATTATTTCATCTCAAGATTGGCTTCTTATAAAAGACGAAATTATATATGAATGGCAATCCGATTCACATTTTGCGGAACTACAAAATGCACAAATGATGAAGGAACGGTTAGGTATTTTGGTAAATGATATGGGATACAGGGATGAAGTTGTTGGAAAATTTTTCTCTCAAGAGTATATTAATAAACATATTCTTAAACTGACTCAAGAGCAAATTGACCAAATAAAAGACGAAATTGAGAAAGAAAAAGCAGAAAAAGGTGGTAAAGAAGAAGATCAATATGCTGAATTTGACCCAACAAAAGGAAAGCCAGATCTAAAAGTGATAAGTAGCTAAAATTTATAAATAGTATAAATATATAATAGAGGATAAAAATGTCTGAAACAACTACAGTTAGTGATATTGTGTCAATGTCCATAGGCGGAGATAGCACAGGAGTAAAATCAGCAATAAGTGATGTACTCCAACAAAAAATTATGGTAGCATTAGAAAATAAGAAAAAAGACGTTGCTAGTTCTTTTTTAAACAAACAAAGTGAAAAAGTTGTTCAAGAAACCGAATCACAGGAAATAGAAGATGGCAGCAGTTAATCAAACCTTAATTGAAACCGAAAAGCACATAGTATTTAAATTTCACTCTGATGCATCGGAATCGGATGTTAAGAAAGTAGATGTATCGACTCTTACTTGGGCAAAACATACCCTTACTTTGTCTGGCGCATCTACAGAAAAATTTAAAATTGGTGAAGTAATTTCAACAGCTGCAGGTCATTCCGCAGTTGGTGACGGATCTGAATTCTTTATTGTTACTGGATTTACTGCGAGTGCAACTACTGTAGAAGTTGTTGGATGGGATTATACAAATAAAAAAGCGGCCTCCGCTTCTACGGCTTATTCAAATGCTGATAAGATTGTCGGTAGTGTATCAGGATTACATACAGAAACCGCTGCTAATAGTGGAACCTTAATAGAACAAGATTATGAACTTACAGTTACCAGAATGCAATGGATAACTAGTGGTTTAGATATTCTTGTTGAATGGGATGGTTCAAGTACAGAAGCAGCTATTGCAACATTATCTGGTAATGGTAGTTGGAATGCCGGAGCACAAGCATGGCCTGGAATTCCAGTAAATGCAACTGGTGATTCTGGTGGAGTTTTGGGAGATATACAATTCTCTACAATAGGTCACGGGGGTACTGATTCATATACGGTTTGGATGGAATGTAAGAAAGTTGGTGGATACGATGTCCCACAATACGAACAAAATGCTACTTTAGGATTCCCAGTTGATTACGTACTAGGAAATTACCCATGATAGGAGAAACATGAAACTAATATGCGAAGAACTGGATAATGTAGAATTTATTTGTGAAGCAAGTAAAACCGGAAAGAATTATTACATTGAGGGTGTATTCATGCAAGCCAATGTAAAGAATAGGAATGGTCGTATTTATCCAAAAGCGATATTAGAAAAAGAAGTTAAAAGATATGAGAAAAATTATATAAAGCAAAGCAGAGCTTTTGGTGAACTCGGTCATCCTGACGGACCAACCGTTAATCTTGAACGAGTTTCACACATGATTACAGAATTGAAGCAAGATGGTAATAATTTTCATGGTAGAGCTAAGATTATGGATACGCCTTATGGTAAGATCGTAAAAAATTTAATAGATGAAGGTGCCCGTTTGGGTGTTTCATCTAGAGGAATGGGTTCGTTGAAACCTGTTGGTCGCGATATTCAACAAGTACAAGATGATTTTTATCTTGCAACAGCGGCCGATATTGTTGCCGATCCTTCTGCTCCAGCGGCATTTGTTAATGGAGTGATGGAAGGTAAAGAGTGGATATGGGATAACGGTATTCTAGGTGAACACCAAATTGCCCAAATCAAAAAACAAATTAAATTGTCTCGAAAAAGTCTTGAAAAAACACAGATAGATGCTTTCGAAACGTTTATGTTAAGTTTATAAATTTACTAAATAATAACAGTAAATACTAATTTAAATTAGATATAGGAGATTTAAATGTCTGAAGAATATTTAGCACAAGAGTCTGAAGAAGGAATTGAAGAAGATTCTTCAGATTATTTAACAGAAGATGTCGAATATGAAGGCGATTGGGACGAAATTGTCGAAGAAGCTATCGATGATGATGTTGACATCGAAGATGCAGAAGCTTTTGGAGAATGGTT